TTTTAGTCCAATCTTCTGCAACAATGTCCATTAAATTCTTATAAAAGAAAAAGGGCATGCGCAGTTCACCACCTTCTGAAAGAGTAGGATTCAACCAAATGTGAGGTCGCTGTGAAGCAGCCACAACATCTGCATCGAAAAAAGCTCGATCGACGGTTAAATCGTCATCCTCAGGAAGTTGATTCTAAGATGCAATGGCCCTACCATAATGAAACTGGTTGACATTAACTAAAATCTTCAAATGCAAATCTGCTCTCATCAACTTATAATTCGAAATACGGTTAATAACTCGTGTGTTCGTAAAGTATAAAGTCCAGGGATTAATTTTGAAAAATAATGAGGTACCAACACCCCATTCTTGTTCAAAAATCTTCACAGGACGAGAAAAGAACTGATCTAAAGTTGCATCATCATTCAATGCAGCGTCACGTAGCTCGTCAATGGCACCTTCCCAATTTACCATGTGACCAGCATCTTTGTCAGAAAACGTGACATTCTCAACTGTAGTTTTCTCTAACCCAGTGTCTTTGGGAATTTCGTCTGACTGGGGGCTAACGGCAGCATCAGAAACAGCAGAAGCACTAGACTTGCGAAATACATCGCGAGTTCTGCGCTGCTGTCTAGTCTCGTTTATGCTAGGCCATTCACCCATCAAATCCTTATAAAGTTGATACATTAAATATACCAAAAACGATATTGCCAAAGTCAAAACTGAATAAGATATCTCAGCTGTCGCGACATCCGTCGCTTGAGGGTATACCATACTCTCATAAATGGTCCAAGCACTTCTTGGATAAGCCTGGTTTAGTCCCAGGAACTTATATAAAATATTAAAAGGAAATGTAACTATATGTATATATGTACACTATACAAACGTGCTAACGTGAAATGTAAATATATGTAAAAGCCCTAATGTACATCTAATGGTAACCAATCACATATATTACCCAGAGGGATTTTGTTTTGAGTACTTTTCATGCCACATTTCAACGCGTTCGTCAAAAGTAGCATTAACAGCAGGTGGAATGAAACCCAAAGATTCCATACAAATCTGCTTTATTTTGGTCTGATCTTGGTTATACACCAAACGACCATGGGCAAATAATTCGTGCATGTACGTCTCGACACACGATACTGCCACATTCTCTGGACTTTCAGTCCTAGATTTCAGATTAGCCAAAAGAGGTTTTAACATCGAGTCTTTACTC